GAATCTATTGATGATAAAAATTTAAATTTGTTTGGTTCTCCCCAATATGCTCCTTCAGAAAAATTTATTTGTTCAATAATCCTATTCATTTCTTCAATATAAGGTGTCCAAACTATTGCTTCATAATTTAGATTCATATAATCTGGGACAGCAGTAGTATAATATTCTTTTGAGTTTAACATACCTTGAACTACTGAAAATCTATCATATCGTTGATTTTGTGAATATTTTTTCTCAAATGTATAAAATTGTTTTGGGTCATTAGCATCTAATTTGTCAACCGGCATTGTTTCATTTGCTTCCATTGAAACTCTACGAAAAACAATTAATGGTGTAACTAATTGTCCTTTAACATCACGAACATAACCTTGTTTTTGTATTGAGTTCCATCTTTCCGCGTTAGCATAATAAATAGGAACTTTTACTTCTTGTCCGTTGATTGTTGTCATTGGTTTTATAACTTCGTTGAAATAATACATTATAGCCGCATCAACATCCATTAAACCAATAGATACATTTTTTACATTATCTTTTCTTTGGTTTGTTTCAGAACCTCTACCTTTTTGTAGTCCTCTATTGAGTTCTCTACCTTCAAGTCTTCTCTGTGTTCTTGGTAATGGTTTTGTTCTATCGGCCATTATTCAACTCCTAATTCTAACCCAATTCTTTTTGAATATTCTTTTTGTGTATTGACGATACTATTAAATGATTCTGGTAATAAATATCCTTTCATACTTAAATCAAATGTTGTTTTTATAATTCTTTCTCCTTCAAATTCTGAAGCATCTGTAAATGTTGATATACCAGCTTTAAATTTAAATTTATCAGGTTCACCCCAATAAGAATTTTTTGACCAACTTATTTTTTCTATAATTTTATTCATTTGGTCTATATAAGGTGTAAACACTATACAATTATAATTTATTGTAACATAACTTGGAATAGTTACATTATAAACTTCTTCTAATGGTTCGTCATTTTCAAACAATGTAGAAGTTTGTGTAAATCTATTTTGATTAGAAAATTTCTTTTTAAATGTGTAGTTAGAACCTTCAGTTGCTGGTTGTAATGAAGGTGTTAGAAAAGCATTATTTGATTCTCTTGATACTGATGTTCTTTTGAAAATTAAAAGTGGTGTAATAAATTGACCTTTAACATCTCTTAGATATCCAAGTTTTTGAATTGATTTCCATCTTTCTGGATTTGCATAATAAACAGGAACCTTGACTTTTTGACCATTATCTATTACTTCTGGTTTTATTACTTCTCTAAAATAATACATAACAGCGGCATCAATATCTAACAAACCAACTGAATAATTTTTTACATTGTCATCTTTACGACTTGTATCGAATCCTCTGTTAAAGTTAGTTTGTGTTGTTAATATTTTTTCTGTTCTTGGTAAAGTTTTACTTCGTTCCATTAAATACTTCTCACTTCTTCAATGTTAAGATTACTTCGTCTTAACAAGTTAGCACTACAAATGACTGAATGAATATGTTGTCCGTCTAGTTGTTTATATTGTCCACCAACTAATTGGTTTTCATTTACATTATTGATTTCCCAATAAGCGGTAAACCATTCAACTATATCTCCTACTTCCAATACTAAACTTACATCTCTTAGAGATTGTCTTACAAATGAAAATGTTGCATTCTGTCTTAAGTCTGGTCCAAATTCATCTGTATTAAATGCCATATCTTCGGCTTCAACTAAACAAGCTATTTCAACACCTGGTTTAAATACCTTTCCGTCTGTTGTTTCACCATACATATTAGTTTCTGTATTGTTAGCTGATATTTTATAAACAATTACAGTCTGGTCAATGATTCCACTATTCGCATTATTTAAATCACCGATAAGTTCTTTATTAACTCTATCAAATGTGTCTAAATCATTTTTTCCGAAAAATCGTGGGTTTGCCATCTCTCACTCCTAACCTATGTAGATTGGATACGGGACTTTTTTAAGTTTTTCTTGTAGGAACTCGGATTCGTCTTTGTCTGCTTCCATAAGTGCTTTACGAGAAGATTGTTCAAGTATTTCTCTGAGTTGTGTAACAAGAGCTTCTTTTTCGGCTGACGCTTCTGACCTCAAAGTGTCTCCGTCCAAGCTTGTTTCAGCACCAGGTATCGGGATAGCTCCATATTTACTCCTTACTATACCTAATAATTCCTTTGTTAGTGCTAATCCATATTTTCTAATCCATTGTTTTCCTACATCATTAATATTTGTAAACTTCATATTATCATAAGGAACATTAGAAAAGTCGGAAATTACATCTGAACTTCCTGAATATTCTGTTATTAACGCATTATCTCTATCTGAACGAACCACATATTCAAAATGTAGTTTATAAGAAGAATCTGGTCTTGGGAATATTCTTAGTTTGTTATTTCTTAATTGAAATGAATATGCTGATTTTCTAATTTGGTCATTTAATTCAATGGCTTGTAATCTCAACATATCAGCGTAAACTGGCATCATTAAAAATGTAACTGCTGGTGAATAATTACCAAAACCAAATTGGTCTAATAAATTCATTGTTCCAGCACCAGTTCCTGCATAAGGGTCAAAATATCGTTGAACTGCTGGTGTTTCTTCATAAAACACTTTTTGTAGTTCTATTGCATTACCACTTTCACTTACATCTGCCCATAGAGCATTTAAATCATAAGTTTGAGAACCACTAACAACATCTACTGAACCTGACTTCACTTCAACTAAACCACCAACTCCAGCTTCTGTTCCGTAAGCTTGTGATAAGAATACACTTCTACCTAAGTTCGGGGTTACTCGTTTGTGAGTTAAGTTTGATGATGTTGATTGACCTTGTAGTGATAATAAATTGTCTTTAATATTAAATTGATTTATTTGAGCACTATATTCAGATATAGATTCTTCTAAACAAGCATAAAATTGTTTGTCTTGTAATTCTACATTCATTAGTGGATAACCTAATCTTTGTGCACACCAAGTTGCAAACTTTGGAGCTTCTGATTGAAACTCCGAATCTGTATCATAAAATCCAAATGGTGTATTACCACTAACTGCTGAACCTGAACCAGGCCATATTGGTTCTTGAGCCATATATTTTTCTCCTTAATTTGTTCTAGTAATAAATATAACGAAAACCAAAAAACCCCCTGCGAACAGGGGGTTTTTCGTGATAAGTATTACTACTCGACTTCTGTAATGTTATTTATTACACTTTGTCTACATCTGCAACAATAACTTTACCATAGAATTCGCTTCTGACCATTTTCTTAGCGTATCTGGTCATCACGCCTTTTCTAGGTGTGAAGTTAGTTGGGTCGTAAACAAGTGGTGTCATAATTAACGGTACATATGGTGAATACACAGCACCAGTTTCTAAGAAGTTTGAACCTCTAAATCCAACAAGGATTTGATTTTCTTGCATATAAGGGTTCTTGTATACATTGAATCTATTGTTTAATAGACCAACTTTTTGAACACCCATTGCGTAAGAACTATCTACAGCACCATCTGAAGTTGTTGCATATCCAGGAATAGATTCTAGGATTGTTGCAGTTTCAGGTGAGATTACTATAAAGTTAGCTCCTCCTCTTAGAGTTTTCTGATGAATTGCATTAGATACTGATTGTATCTTGTTTCCAAGTGTTTGGAACCATTCACCTTTTGTGTAAGCACTTGCGTTAGTAGCAGTGTTTTTGAATAAACCACCTTCAAACTCACGACCTACGAATGCTGACCATCTTTCTGTTTTAGCGGAAGCACCTGCAATCAACATATCAAGAATTTCTAAATCAATTTCCATTGAAATGTACTCACTTAATAGTGATGTTAGTTCTGCTTCAGCGTCTACTGAATGGTAAGCGTTCAAGTCTTGAGCTAGTTCAGGAGTCCAAACTGCTTTTAACTTACGAGTTTTCGCTACGATAGCGATACTTCTTAATGCTATATCGATTTCTGGAATTCCAGCATCTGATTCTGCACTTGTTCCACTTGCTGTTGCCTCAAAGTCACCTCTAGTTGTATCTGTTGGTGCTTTGTGGTATTTAAAGCTTAATGAACCAGTAAATGCTGTTAGTTCAGCTGGGTCAACGATAAATCTGTAATTTGAACCTGTTAAAGCGTTATAAGCTGGGTAATAAGCATCTAAAGCACTTACATTACCGTCTGAAGAAGCGTTAGCAACTTCAAATGCTCTAACACCATCAGAATCAGGGTTTGTAAACGCTGATTTAGCGATGATAACTTGTTTTAAGTTACCAAATGATGATGATAGTGTTGGTTCAAAGTCAACATCACTAAAGTTAACTGAGCTTGTTGAAAACGAACTTGTTGTTACTGTTAGTGTTGTATCATTGATAGAATAACCAAACTTTCCTGCACCATATAAACCTTCAGTTGCATCACCAGAAGCTGATGTTACACCGTGAACATTTTGATTTGCATCAAAGTTTGATTGGTCTGTTCCATATCTGAAATCGAGATAGAAAATTAGACCTGATGGTAAATTCATTGGTTGAACTGACACAAAGTCTTGTGCTGCAAGTTCACCAAAGATTCTTCTTACTAATGGTAAAGCTACACCTGACCATTGTTCAGTATTTGAACCTGTTCCTACTTGTGAAGCTTCAGTAACAAGTTGATTTGCTTGGTTTTCAAGCAACACTGCCATACCACTTCTTTTAGTTTCAGCATCAATACCTTCTAATAAACCAGTTGGTTCCCATTTGTCAACCAATTGTCTTGTTTGTTCAAGCAATTGTTTGTGTGGATTGTTACCATCAAGTAACTGACTAATGTTATTTATATCTGACATTATATCTCTCCGATTTTAATATTGTTTAAATTAAATTTGCCAATTTCTTAAATCTGTTTTTCATTTCCATTCCCTCTGAAAGAACTTCTTTCTTTGGTTCAGTAGATGCAACAGCTTTAGAAGCTTGACCTTTACTTTCGTTTACTCTTTTATTACCATTACCTTTAAAAGATTCTGCTAATGTAGTGTAAACTAATTTTATTTCTCTTAAGTTTTTAGTGCGGTCGAATTGTTCGACAACTTGAAGTTTTTGGTTATTGTTTAAACCAAAACCTCTAAACAATTTGTTAGTAAACAAAAGTTTAGCGTTCATCAAATTAACTTCGTTTAATTTCTCACGAAGATAACCGATTGTATCTTTGTATTCTTTAAGTTGTGTTTTCATTTCGTCCACTTTATCTTCCTCGTCTTCATCTTCCATTCCTTCTTCTTCAGAAAGAGCTTTGATTACTTCTTCAAGGTCGATATCGTCGTCTTCATCTTCCATTTCGTCAGCTTCCGTTACTGGTTCTTTGACTACTTCGTCTTCAGAATTTTCTTTTCCGCCTTCTTCGTCTGCACCTTCGCCTTCAGGTCCTTGTGCACCGACTTCTGATGAATCTGTTGCGCGTTCTGATGGTTCTTTGTTTTCAGCATCACCTATGTCTGATGAGTCAAGTTCTTCTTCAAGTTCTCTAATGACTGACTCTAAGTCAAGTTCATCTTCTTCATCTTCCATATGTTCGCCTTCATCTTCCATATGTTCGCCTTCGTCTTCCATATGTTCGCCTTCGTCTTCCATATGTTCGCCTTCGTCTTCCATATGTTCGCCTTCGTCTTCCATATGTTCGCCTTCGTCTTCCATTTCTTCTGAAACTTCTTCTTCGTCTTCGTCTTTCATGCGTTCTTCGACTTCTTCCTCGTCTTCGCCATGCATTCTTTCCTCGACTTCGTGTTCGTCTTCAGCTTCCATATGTCCATCTCCACTACCTACTTCTCCTTCTCCTTCGCCATATTCTTCATCTTCTGATTGAATTTTCTGGGAAAGCATAGATTTTAAGCGTGGTGTGAACGCTTCCTCAAGAGCTATTTTAGCATTCTCTAATGCGGTTGCACGAAGTGCTTTAGCATCAGCGATTGCTTCTTTTAGTATGTCATCCATTTTATTTCTCCGTTGGATTTGTATAGTTATTGGGAACTATAATATAGTGTGATTAATTACAATATATGAACTGGTCAGGTAGACCGATATTGTGTTTACATATAAATATAAAATTATGAAAAAATTCGTCTTTTTTTATTGATTATTTAATAATTTTCTATTATTTATCTTTGCTCTTTTTCTCATTTCTCGTTTTTTGACTGAAGGTTTAGTGTAGAACTCTCTTTCGCGTAGTTCTATTAATATACCTGAGTCTTTTACTTTTTTCTTGAGTTTTCTTAGAGCGTATTCTATTTTGTTGTCTTTAACTGTAACCTTTAACAATTTAACCTCTTAGTCTGTTTCGTTTTCTGCTGAGTAATTTTTATCTACATAATTGAAGAATTCTTTTTTCTTATCACCTAATTCTGCTGGTGTTGAAACTCCAAATTTTTTCAATGCACCTTTAAAGAATTTTGCATATTTTGTATCTTCTTCTGTAATTTCATCATCTTTAATAGGTTCTTGATAAGGATTTTCTTTACCGGTTTCTAATTCTGGTGTTTCACTATCATCTGATTCGTGTCCATAGTCGTGTGTTTCATTTAATTCATAATAACGACCTAATACACCACCCATATCTTCATATAAAGCTTCTAATCTTTGTTGAACTGATGATGCTTCTTCAGATAGTTTATTAAAGTGTTTTGATAAATTTGTTAATTCTTTCATATTACGATTTACGGTAACTTTGTCAAACCAATCTTCTGTTTCTCTTAAAGTGTGAACTTTAGCGGCGTTAGCAATATCTGAAAGTGTTTTTGCTGTTTCTTTTAAATCACCAGATTTATAAATAGATTTACCTAGTTGACCAAATTCTTGTATTTTTGATAAGATTTGTTTTGAATTTACTTTTGGTTCATTTTCAACATCACCATATTTTTCTTTAACCATCTTAGATAAAGACATATCGTTGTGAAATGCATTTTGTGAAACAACACCACCCGCTAGTGAGAAAGAGTGTTCTTTCAATAAGTTTTTTAGTTTGATTTGTTTTGACATATTTTTTCCTCGTTAATAAATATAAAGTTTTTAAATTTTTTATGATGATAATGTAAGTTGTTTTCCGAACTTTTTCCACAAATTCATCATAAATATGTATAATTGTTTTTCGTTCATCTTGTCAACTCTATCCCTTGCTTTTTGTGATGCTTTCTTGTATACTGCTTGAAATAATTTTGCTGTCATCACATCAACGGTTTTACCTGCAATTTTACCATATGAATAATCATCTGCCATTTTCATAATTTTATCCACACCCTTACCTTCATTTACTTTTCTAATTCTTGATTTACCTTTTTCTGGGTCATATTCAAAGTTAGGTTCTTTTGGAAACCTTTCTCCGTTTTTAATTTTGTCTTGTCTGACTGCGAAAACTGATTCAGTCATATCTTTTAAAGCTTGTTTAAATGCTTTCTTATCTCTTTTGTAATCTGACATTACTTGGTCAAATCCCAACATATCAACCATAGTTAAAAATACTTCTTTTTCTTTTTTACCTAATTTGTTGATAACCTTTTTAGATTTTGCTGACATTTCGTTTATAGATTCTTTTAGTCCTGTTTTTAAACCTGTATTCTTTTTGAATATCTTACCTAATTGGTCAACAAAAACTCCTTTTTCTTTTGATTTAGTTTTTACATTGCTTCCTCTTATTGATAAGAAATCTATATCATATAAATCTTTAGATGATAATTTAAATCTAACGTGTGTTACACCTTTTGAATTTTTACCAATTTGCATTACTAATCCCAATCCACTAAAAGTTAAGTTTTTTGCACCAGTCATTGAGATAAATTTATTACCACCTAATTGTTTTAGTAATTCTGATGCTTGTGATTTAGACATTGCTTCATTTACTGATTCAACTGGATTCAATAAATAATTGGTTGCTTTTTGTAAATAATTTTGTGATAAAGTTATTTTATCTGACCACCAACTTGGTAATGAATCTTCTTTGTTCATTCCGTTTAGTTTGTTTAGAAGTTTATTACTATCATCAACCATAATCATTACTTTTCTTTTTGATGATGCGACGTCTGTGTGTCCGTCTTCATTGATGTTTTCATTAACATCTTTGACACCAGTTAATTCATAACCCAATACTTCAGCACTCTCTAATCTTTCCTTTTCAAATTTTTTCTTTTCTGTTTTAGTTAAGAATTCATCAGAACCAAATCCTTCGTTAGTTCCTTTTTGTATACCTTTTTGTGTTCTAGCATATTTAGTCACATTTTTAAATATATTTTTAACATCATCAAGTTTAGAAGCTCTCATTGCTTTTCTATAATCCGTTTTTAAACCTTTTTCTTCTCGTTTGATTTGAGTGTTAATCATATTTAAAAACTTTTTAAATATTGCTTCAAATCTACCTTGATAACTACCTAATCTTTTAGAACCAACTAATGCATAATTGATATCAAAAGTTAATTCACTTAGTTCTTTTCTTCTTTTATTTGGTTTTTTATTGTCATAAAAATTACCATAAGTTAACAATTCTACAATACCTTTGTAAGCTTTGTAAAGTTCATTTCTTTCTTCTTGGGATAAACCTTCTTTATTTTTAAGTTTTTTAAATCCTGCTCTCATTTTGTTTGGAACACCTGCATTCTCTTTTAATTCTTTATCTTCTTCTCCGGTTCCACCAGGTGATTTTAATTTATAATTAGGGTCTTTAGCAGAAACAACATAACCACAACTTTCAACATAATCCTCAACCATTGTTCTGATTTTTTCACGAAGTGCTTGTTCTACTTTTTTAGGAAGTCCTTTATGTTTTGTAGATGCGAAATCTTCAACATCTTTCTTTTTCATATCGTCTGCCGCGTCTTGTGCATCTTTTGAGAATTTAGATGCTGGTTGGTCTCCTTTTTGTATTGCTCTCACAATACCCATAAATTTTTGTTGTTGTTTTGATTTAGATGGCATTATTTGTTGGCTCCCACAACTTCTCTTTTTTGATTTTTTTTATTTGTTAAGTAATCCATATCTCTTATTGAATCTTTTAAACTTTGTTGTAATTGAAATCCACCTTCATTGTTTAAAAGTTTTGAAACATCTTGTAATAATCTAAATCCACCAAAACTACCAACTAACCTATTACCTACTTTTGTTCCTTTTGATTCTGGAAAAACTGATGATATTTTTTTATTATTAAATTTTTCAAATCGTTTGTATGCTTTTACAGCTTGTTTATATTTTGGGAACAATACTGAACCTAATCTAGAAGGAACTGCATCTTTAACTCTATTTGGTTCTTTAAAGTTTTTAGGATTACTTAAAGCGTTTGATAATTTTTTTATAGATTTTGACAATGGTTCTCTAATAAAAGGTGGTTTCCAATGTCCTAAATCGTAAACTGGTTTAATGTCTTCTCTATCATCAAAGTCAATAGCAACATAATCTATTTTATTAATTATACTCAAAAGTTCATTTAAAGCTTTTCTCAATGGAGCATAATGATATTTTAAATTAATGTATCCATATAAAGTAGACTTTGCTCTTTTTACAGCAGGTTTCAATACTGAAACTTCGTT